GAAGGTTGCGATGCTTCGGGCTGGCGTTCGCCCCTTGTTCCTGAATATGGATGTCCTCAAGGATGAGCGCCGGACTCTTGAGAAGGTTGCTCAGTGCTCTACTAGAGTTGTTGTTGTTGGCCCCGTTGAGTTGCTTTTCATCAATCGCATGTTCTTTGGAGGATTTGCCGCTTGGTCCCAGGAGAACAAAGGTGCTAATGGCTTGGCTATAGGCATGAATCCGTATGCCGATGAGATGAATGACCTTTGCCTACGCCTTTTCAAGGATGGGTTCAAGCAGTTCGCTGGGGACAAGAAGCGGTTCGACATGAGTCAGCACCCTGTTCTACTTGACGCTATCTTCCTTGCGATCAACGACTGGTATGGGCCATCACCGGATAACGACGTTCGGCTCATTTTGTCTCTTGAGTTCGTTCAGCCCTTCCACCTCACCTTCCCTGTGTCACTTACTCGTGAGCAGCGTGTCGACCTCCTGGCTGAGGTCGAGTCCCTTGACCCGGACCGTCCGGTCTGGTCTGTTCCCGAGGCCATGCAACTGCTCAATGCTGATCGTAACCGTGGCGTCTCTTGGGTTTACTTGGCTGCTATGGGTCACCCCAGTGGCTCCTTCCTCACCGCTCTTATCAACTCATGGTACTCCAAGCTCGAGCCCTTGATTGCTCTTCAGGTTGACCTTCAATCCTGGGAGACTGTTCTTGAGATTTGTCGCTCAGGTCGCGTTTTTAGCGCGACTCTTGGTGACGACTTTATTACTTCTGTCGCTCCTGACCTTCAGGACAAGCTTAATGCTATCACGTTCCGTGACTTCTGCGCCTCGTATGGCATGGAGGTCACCCGTGAGAACAAAGAGCCTATCACTGAGGCCTTCCCGAAGGATGATCCTGTGTTCCTTAAGCGCCGTCTGTACTACTCTGATGAGATGGGCCGTTATGTTGGGGCCCTTGATCTTGATGCCCTGTTTGACAGTTTCTGTTGGGTTCGTACTGACGACCCTAGTGATACTGATCTGCGTGGCACCTTTAATATGGCTCTTTGCGAGTTGGCTTTGCACGGCTCCGCTGTCTATGACCGTGAGAGTCGGCGCATTGTTGCAGCTGCTATCAAGACGCTTAAACAGCCTTTTGCGCCACTGCCTTGGCACGTGGCGCAGACGGCCGTGAAGGCCATCAAGGATGAGTATCGGCCCTGACCCCGTCCGGCGGGACGTTAAACACGCATCTGGCCCCTTTGGCCCACTGCTGAACCTGGCTCAATGTTGTCTAGAGGGAGTTGCTATCCCTGCCTCTTCGGAGGCGAAGGCGTTCACTGTTGCGTTTAAG